TCTGCATGTATTTCATCTTTATCAAATCCTTCAACATATCTTAACACTATATTAAGAGCATACTTTTTAATAAGAGGGTCGTTTATTCTAACCTCAGCAGTAACAATTTGCCTGCCGCTTTCATTCAGTATTTCATAAACCATTTCTTTTTCGTCTACGGTTAATGTAAATTCTTCTTGAGGTACATTAAAGTAATCAGTATCACTTGTAATCTTTTTTGCAATATCAGGTATTAAGAATAGGTATACAATATTGTCATCATCTAAATACTGATCATCTTTAGTGTTATAGGCATCTACAAAAGAAAAGAAGTCATACTTACTTAAATAGTAAATGTAATTATTAGGGTTAGCTAAAACAAATGAGTTACTTTGATACGGAGCAATCAACCTTGTAAATGCAGGATCTTCACTATCGGATCCAAACATAGGATTCCTTACAATATTTAATGACAATACTTCATTTAAATCCACTTCCTCTCCAGTAGGATCTGTCCCAGGGTCTTTAAATTTCATATCTAAATTTTTACCACCTATATTTCCAGCGCCTCCTCTGGTCTTTACATAAGTAACCTTAATAATAGATCCTAATGCAGGCGGTAGACCAAATTGATTATTTCCAAAGAAAATAGTTAACCCACCATTTACACTAGTTTTAACCATAACTGCTTCCTCGCCATTATTCATATCATATAAAGAATTAACGGTTTTCCACAATTTACCATCTACATGAACATCAACCATATATTGATCAGTTGGATCTTTGGTAGTTAAATTATAACTCTGAAGCGCTTCACCTGTTCCTGTAAACGTCTGATCTTCTATTTCGCCTTGAATTAATTGCACATTTACAAAATCCTTTGTACTTTTTTCAAGCCTAATGTAATCACTATCAAATTTTATAAAGTAAGATAATCCGTTTTGTCCTATTTCTAATGGGCTTAAATTCATTATTTGAACATAGTCTCCATTAACTAAAGAAGCAGCAGATGTATTTAATCTTAGCCCAATCATACCTTGCGCGGATATCCCTCTAGTAGGATCATGGCCTGTTAACCTAGATAGTCCATAGATAGATTCAATATTTCTTGCCCTAGAAATATTAAGCTCAGTAGCTACTGCTTCAATATAAAATAATATCAGTTCACCAAGATTAGAAACCACTGTTAATATTTGACCGAATGGAGATGCAGGCGTAAATACTTCACCAGCCTGTTCATATTGTCGCTGTAAATATTGAAATGCATCAAAGAATAACTCTGTTGCCTTTATCCTGGTTTTACTAAAAAATGACATTCACTAACATATTTTTAAAATAAAGCACCAATTACTCTTTGTTCATTAACGAAGATATCAACCAATGCGCCACTCCTCTCAACTGTATTGTAAAATTTTACTACTGTATCAATACTAAAACTGCCGTCACTGCTGTTTAAGCAATATGTTTGTATTTGAGTATTAATTCTTTGTGCAATCACAGCTTCATTTAATACTAAAGAAAAGACAAGATCATCTAAATTACACCCAACATCAGGGGCTCCTAGTACCTCACCCTTCCTCGTAAATAAAACATTTTCAATTTTAAGAATTAATTGTTCAAGACGTGTAGTTACCTCAATAACGTCATCGTTGTATTTAGGTGCATCAATGTCTCTACTGTAAATTTCCTTTATCATTGAGAATATTCTTTTATTATATATTCTCTAAGAATTTTGAGGGTCTTAGATTATATTTTATCCAGTAAAGAAATAGTCTACACCCTCATCTCCTTTAATTTCTTCAACGACCGCTGCAACTTCATCTTTCCCTTCAGATGAAATTAGGTCATAATTAATGGTAATGTTTCCTGGTAGGTTAAACTGAAAAGTTCCTACGATTCTAGCTAATTGTATTTTTGCTTGGCCGATACAATATCTAATAAATGCCTCATCTTGGAAAAGATCACAATCAGGAATTGTATTATAGACCTGGAAAATACATGCACCGTTCTTAGGTAACTCTCCCATAAATCTAAACTTTTTAGTAAGCCTATTATAACTATAAGAAATCTGAGCCTGTAACACTTGCCTAGAAACGTCAATAAACTTAGAATTAATTACATAATACATTAGATTTTCAGAGCCAATACCAGCACCATAGACATCAGAATAAATAAACTTATCTAATGAAAAATCTAAATCGCCTGCAGAAAATGAATTATCACCAAAGCCACCATCCTCACCAGAGAATCCATTTATTTGAAATACATTATTGACTGCCCAGACCGTATCAGGCATTTTTACTATGCCTCTAGGATTATTGACATCCTTTTCAGATAATTTATTATGATCTGCGCCAGTCTCAGAGTTATGACTGATACCTTGTCTAAAATCCTTTTCTTGCCACGCAGAGCGAGGTAATGCAATAAACATCTCCTCTACACTATCTTCATATATCTTATAAAAGTAATCTTTTGCTCTATGTATGATATGAGCCAATTCTTTCTTAGGAACCGTAAAAGGTATTTGGCATGCAACGGTTAGGTCATCATTAATTTCTTTAATCAATGCATCTAAACATTCAGCAGCATCTGGGTTACACCAAGTTTTATGTCTAGCCATATTCTTATTTAATTTTTTCTATTTCTATGATTTCGGTAGTATCGCTAAATCTTGCAAGCTCGGTAGCTCTACCTTGTCTAAAGATACCGCCTTCCATCTCTCCACTAAATACACCTCTTTTACCAAAGACGTAACTTTCTTGGCAAACTACATTCCTACTAACATATGACTCTTCAATTTTACAAGACTCTGCAACGGTAGCCCCAAAAAGATTTGATTCATATACAGATGCATTTTGTAAATCGCAACCAAAGATGTCACAGTTTATAATGTTGCCTTGTACAATAGAATCAACAATGTCAATACCTTGTATTTCAAAACATCTCATTAACTTTGCATCCTTTATTTGGATTCGTCCGCTATCTGCATCGTAGTTAATTAGCCCTTCATTCATATCAGCTTTAGTGATAAGCTCAAAAATCTTATCTCTAATTTTTGGGTAATACATTTCAACAATTTGATCATAGGTTTTAAGATCAATCATTAAATGTATATCTGGGTACCTTTCTTTAAATGCTTGGTAAGTTCTATAAGACTCTACAACAGTTTTATGCTTTTCTAAAATCTTATCTAATACTTTAAGGTCAACATCATTATATTGAGGATTGACTAAAGTTTCATATAATGAAGTAATGAAATGTTCTGTCATTGAAAGGATTGTAGAATATTTATTTTCGTAATCCTTTCCACCTAAGTATCTAAATTCTATATAGCCTTTAGGTACCTTGGAAAAGTTAATGCCGTAATACTTTTCTTTAACAAACATATAGTTTTTCCAAAGATTCTTTTCAGGTGATGGGTGGGTCATACCGCTTAATGGTACAATAAATTTAATAGACTTTGCATAAACTGAATCCTTTCTATTGGGGAAGGCTTCATATACTTTATTCTCATCAAAGTTAAGTACAAATTTACCTATATCTAATTTAGACATATTTACAATTGGTCCTAACTTTTTACCATCAAATGCAATATTAATATGGATAGAACATCTATCATTAGTGCTACCGTTTTCTCTAATCCATTTTAAGGTCTTTGCCATTACTAGCTTAGCCTCAACGAAAGGTAACGGTCCAGTGACTAACTCAATCATGCCGCTTCCGCCAGAATTATCAGGCTCTAGTTTAAAGACTTCCCCCGTTGGCGAAAATTCACTATGAGCCTTTTCCTCTATTCGTATTTTCTTATTAAGACTTTGTGTAAGACTATCTTTTACTGAGTTTAAATCTTCCTTTGCAAAAAATTCAAATTCAAACCCAATTTTAGAAGAATGGATAGCATTAAGTTCCTCGTTAGTATACATGTTTATCCTGATTTGTTTATATATTCAAACCAGGATAGATGTTATACTAAGTTCATAGTAATTTTACGATCACTAATATTTACGCTACCTATCTTAACTTTAACAACGTCGCCCTTTGAAAGTTCTTGCCCTTTAAGTTTAGATTTATGTATTAATCCGCTTATACCTTTTTCTAATTCAACGAATGCACCATACCTAGTAACTTTTGTAACCTTTCCATTGGTGATCATCATTGGTTTATATTTTTCGTCAGCCCCATCCCATAAGTCAATTTTAGGACCAAGTTGACTAAGTATGATTTTCTTTTCTGATATAATCTCTTTAGGCCAAAATGAAATTTCATCCCCAGGTTTAATTGAACGGTTATTAAATAATTCTAATGTAGACTCATCCAATTCGTTTTTTGGTATTAGTCCAGTCAAACATTGATTAAATTCTGCAAATATACCAAACTTAGTAGTACCAGTTACAAAACCAGTAATATGATCTTTTATGTTTTCATTAAGCTCTTCCGTTGCAACAGGTATCATTGTTCTTAAATATTCTCGGTGGGACACGACTATTGTTTGCTTTTCATTAGAATATGTGATAGGCATAACAATTAATTCTTTACCTAACAATGATTCAAAATCATACAGCTTATTTAAACCTCCTAATGATCCTGGCATAAAACATTCTACGCCACCTACATCTACCCAATAGCCACCATGAATTAATTCTTTTACATTACCGGTGAACCCGACAGATTTATTTCCAATTGCAGAATATATTTCATTTCTTTTGACTTCTTCTAATGCATCACCAATAGAAGCATAAATAATTCCTCGGCTGTGTCTCTTAACTTTAATATCTATAATTGTACCAATTTCTAATTGATCAACAATGCCCTTATCTTCTTTTGTTAGATTACAGATTGCAGTATTCTTTTTGGAAATATCAATTAAAGCTTCTGTTCTAACTTCAATCTCCTCGCCATCAATTATCTCCTTTTTCTTTATTATAGAGATGACCTCTCCTTGTGTTATGTAATTATTGGATTCTTCAGACTTTTGCAATTTATCGGCTTCTTCATCTGCCAATTGATACATTTTTAATGCTTCTGTAGTATAAGATTCATTACTTAGTAATTTAGTTCCTTTTGGTACTTGTACTTTAATTGTTTTTGTGTCAAACGGATCGTCACTTAATTGGACGGTGATTTCTTGTTCAATCATTATTTTTTTGTTAAGCGTGATTATAGATTATATATTACTTTGCTATCATGTAATAATTATACCTAGCAAAGTCTAATTTGTTTAAACGATAATTGCTGGAGGGGATGGTGCTGTTGTAGCTCCAGTCTGAGCGGCAGGTGATCCTGCGGTTGCAACGATTTGACCGGGTGGGATTGTAATCGTAGCAGATTTAATATAAAGATCAATTGCAGGTGTTGCTATGTTTGCAAATACTGCCGCGGCTGCCTTTCTTGCATCATCAGCAACATCAGTACCTTGTGGGCTATTAGCAATGGTTTCTGCAAAAACAAACATTGCTTTATCAAATGCCTGCTCCAATGCAAGGTTTAATGTAGGTTGTACTAATGGCATAATTTATCTTTTAGTAGTTTATATATTTATAGAGATTTAACATTCTTCTTACTGAGCTGAGCAGCTGACATTGGAACTATTGGTGGTGAAGTTGGGGCACCAAGATTACCGATGTGCGTATGGCTGTTGAAAAATGCTTTAAAAGTATCACCTAAAATAATTTTTTCTCTAGCGCCTTTCCCAAGTTCTATTGATGATGAATGGTTAATGATAGTATTTTTGCAATTAAT